CTGTTGAACTTGTAATATGATCGTCTAATGACGTTCATCTTATGTTCAATTCCTTTGAGAACTTTATCGTCCTCGCCGACAAAAGACTTAACTAAGTCTTTTTGCTCTTTCAACTTCGAACTGATGAAGTTATTTAGAATAGTTAGTCTGACTAACTTGTCTATTTCTTTCTTTTTGTTCATGTTGCCTCCTTTGGCTTATTATATATATAGTGATGTCCTAATTAATTACAAGTAGTTATTAAAATAAAACTGTGGATAACTTTTTTACCCAACCCTTGCATCAGCAACTGCTGTCAGAAACCCCAGCACCTGCCGGTAGCTTCTGAACTACCCTATACCTATAGGCTAAAGGTTTAAGGTGTAATGGAGAATGGAGATTAGTCGGTGGGGGAACGATATCATTCCCCCAAAGGTACTTTGCGTTGCGTTTGATTTTATACTCGGCTACGAACCCAAACATACGAAATGGCTTACGCACGAGTTGTAGTCTGACTACTCGAAACACTTAAATGCACTTAAATGTTTCGAATAATCGCTTGGGTAGATTTGGGAAAATCCCCTTGGCTCTACCCGAGCCGTGATATGAACATTCAGTTAATGTGATGTATTCTGCTAGTAGATCATCACGCCTTTTACAACTAGCTATCATGTTCATTAGAGCATACAACCTCATGAGGTGAAGGCTTATTAATATCCTTACATAACGAATGCTCATATATTAAATATAGTGATATCCTAATTAATTGCAACTATTTATTTTCATTTATCTGTGGATAACTTTTTCCAACCCAATCATTATCTTCTTCCACCAACTCCTGCCGGAGTGGCCCAGCTCAGGTTTACCCTATACCTATATGCTAAAGGCTAGGGGAGAAATGGAGAATGGAGAATCGCCACAAGGAGCTTGAAAACCAGCAACCAGAACGTTGTGTAGATTATTTTACTGAATAGATCCCCAATGCCGAAAGGGATTCGGGAAATGGAGAGCGTGACCAGCACAAGTGTCAGGCACGCCACCCCAAAGTATCCAAGAAAGATTGGCAATTAATGGTTATCAGCGAATGGAGTTTCTGCATCAGCCCATCCTGACCTTATCTCATCATCCAACTCCTGCTGTCTCTCGTCATCTTCCCAATCTGCACAAATGCCCCGACACACTTCTTCCGCAGCCCACCATGCCAGCAGGTTGTGGAGCTGCATCTCTGATCCGACTTCTTTAGATCCATTAAATGTCACGATCAAATGGAGAATGGATGGTTCTCCCATGTCATCCGCCAGGTCGCTCAGTCTTCGCCAAATCTCCTCTTTGTATTTTTCATAAAAGGCACAGGTGTCGGCGTAATAAATCAATTCCGAAATTGTTCCCCCGACACATCCGTGTTCTGCTGTGTCCTTGATGGTACTTTTCTCCTGAGTTTCTAAGAGCCACTCGAGAATGGAGTCTTGTTCAAAGTCTATAGCCATTTGGAATCCCCCTTGCAATCTTCTTCGCATTGTAAAATCTTTCTTGAACTTCTCTAAGACTCACGAACCAGGGAACACGAACCCAACCGTGCTTCTGTAATAGTATGTGTATGATGTGATCGTATTTATAATTATTCATCTTTGACCTCCTCAATGTCTGAATGATTGTTATAAGACCAATCGTCATCATGGTCTATGTACCCTTCACCATATAAAGCTAAATCTTCTGCTTCTTCGGGTGTCTTTGCTTCAACGACATGGTGTCGTTGAACCGTGTATTCTAACATCACATTAAATTTCATCTTTGACCTCCTCGCAGTCTACAAATGTTGAATCAACAAAACGCTCATTTAATACTTGATCTTCATCATAGCATTGCCTAACGGCTTCAATGGCTTCATCTCTGTTCTCTGCTTGTACTTTGATATCCTTACCAATAGACTCACAGATTGTCACTTTAAACGTTTTCATCTTTAGCCTCCTTTGTTTAGTAAGAGCAAATGAACGTACAAGACTAACAAGTGCGACCCAGTACGTCCACAGTCGCCAGTGTTTAGATGCTCTTTGTGCGATTCAGGGTCTCGAGTCATTACGGCAACTACCTGAATCTAAACGGCACCTTGGTTCGGCTTATCCGTCTATTAGTATATATAGTCCTAAGTTGTTAGGATGTCAAGAGCAAAACAAATTTTTTTTTCAGAGAACCAGAACTTTTTTCACCTGCTTTACCATCCAGCTCCTGGACACGCCGGGATCCTGAACTATACCTATACCCATAAGGGAAAGGGTTGAAGGCTAATGGACAATGGACAACGATCAAATCTTCACACAAAACTTTTCATCAGCAACCAACTCCTGCCTGGGACGCCGGGATCCTGATGGTAACTACTACTACCTAGTGAATGAAGATGGAAAGGTAATGGACAATGGAACTTGCTTGGAAGGTAAGTGGGTGGCGACCCGAGGACTTCGAGTCGCCGATTGTTAGTTTGGCTAACTAAACAAAGAAGGAAGAACTAAGCAGTAGCAGAATCAGAGTTCGCTGTCAACTGTCAGGAAACCAGCTCCCGGGAAGACACAACCATCTGCCTGGGACGCCGTCCCGGGAGACTTAGGTAATGGATAATGGAAGAAGGTTCGAGGGCAATGGGCAATGGACTAATGGAGCTTGGTTGATGACCTGCCATCAGGAGTCCAGGCACCCAGCATCAGCAGGAGCTGCTCCCAGCCCTGGGTTCGGGATCCGGGGCCAATGGAACATAGTGGAGGTTTTTCGCTAATGGACGAGGGATCACGGACAATGGAGCCTGAGAATAATTTAAGGGTCTTCGGAAGAGGGTCTCTGGCAAGTACGAACACAGGACAGCCAGCAGAATAATGTCGGTGAATCCACGCAATTTGATGTGCTGAGAAGTTAATTTTGTTATTGACTATTACTTTCAACTCGACCCAAAAGCCTCGTTTATAATAACCAAACAAATCAGGAATACCCAACCCTGTTGAACTTTCAATTCTTGTCCAAATTATTGATTTTGTGTTATTTTTTAACTGTTTCCAGAGATTCTTCTCTTCCGCCATGTTTAATTACCCAGCACCTTTCTTCTTCTAAATCAACCATCAATAACTCCACCTTTAATTTCTTCTGTAATGGAGTCAATACTCGGTTAATCTTCTGTCCTTTTTTCTTCCCTTTTGCATACTTCAATGATGTTTTGACATCATACAAATGGATTTTTCCACGCTTATCAATAGCCACAATATCGACACAACCTGTGTCATGAATCGTCTTGAAGACTAGATTCCCCTTCTTCAATAAGTAGGTCATCGCCAGGCTCTCCGACAGATGCCCCTTCAAGTGTGTCTTCGTCAATAATTTCATATTCGCCAGGAATGGATAATTTTTTTCTAAGTTCATTTAACTTCTCCTCAACCTCTCCAACTGACATAGAATCAATCGTGCCATGCATGACTTCTTTCCTATCAACATAGAGTCCAGCCGCCATACCTCGATACTTTTCAGCAGCAATCGCACCAGTAAAATTACCAGCTTTCTCGGCAGAATCTCTTAATTCTGCTAGTTTTTGTATATGAGATTTATAGGAAATGGAGTATCTCCTAGCCAACTCAGCTCTCCTGCGTTCTAATTCCTCGACCACATGAGGATAATATTTAGGGTTTTGTAATGCACTGGCAGTCACTGTAGCTGTGGATTCTGAGTATCCAGCGTCCAAAGCACACTGTTTTGCTGTCTGCAAATGCCCTTTTTCGATGAAAATATCGACAAATTTCTGCTGTTTTGGGGTTAATTCGAGCATTTTTTCTACTTTTTCAGACATGTTTTTTCTCCAATCTTAAGATTTGACCTCCGAAAAACCCTTATTTTTCAACAAACAGTGTAAATGATAGGCAACATATTTACAACCGTATGACAACTTATTTACAGCGCAAAGCATTGATATACATATATTTTTACAATATTGTAAATATGTAAACCGATTTCGCTGATTTTTTACAAGTTTAGATTTAATTTCTGTAGAATAATATATATAGTTTGACGTATGAGATTGGTCCGTGTTTCGTGGCTCGATACTGTTGAGCATCCGTCTGGTTGGTATGACCCCGAGGACATTGATAAATTGGAAGACGCCTGTGTTGTTCATAGCTATGGCCTTGTCCTTAAAGAAACGGAAAAATCCATTACCATTGTGGCTGACTTTATCCCCGGCACCAAAGAGTTTGGTCGGTCGACCGTGATCCCTAAAGGAATGATAGAAGAAATAGTGGACATTTTCGATCCTACTAATGTAGCGTAGCAATTCCTCCATTTTTAAACTGCATACCATAACTAAATCCTCCTGAGTTTTGTAAAGGATTTACTTTAATACCAAATTGTCCAGGACCTAATTGTCTTTCATAAGTAAAGGTTGGATC